CTACAAGTTACCCAAAAAGTTTTTTGATGGATTTGATGTTATTTATGGAGACGAAGCGCATCTTTTCAAAGCGAAGTCACTGACCTCGATCTTTAATAAGTGCACGAAAACTAAGTTTCGTTACGGGACCACAGGAACTCTTGACGGAACTAAGACGCACAAGTTGATTCTCGAGGGTCTGTTTGGTAAGGTTCATAAAGTTATCTCAACAAAAGAATTGATGGATCAGGGTTCGGTTGCTGATCTCGACATTACTTGTCTCGTTCTAGATTACACCGATGAAGAAAAGAAAGCGTTGACGAAGTATACCTACCAGGAAGAAATGGACTGGTTGGTTACACATCAAAAACGCAACAACATCATCAAGAATCTTGCCACTACGCAAAAGGGCAATACTCTAGTTTTATTCCAATATGTTGAGAAACATGGTGCGGTTCTATATGATCTGATCAATCAGAAGGTCGGCGATCGCAGGCACGTGTTCTTTGTTCATGGCGGGACTGATACTCAGCAGAGAGAAAAGGTCCGCGAGATTACTGAGAAAGAATCAGATGCTATCATTATCGCTTCGTATGGCACATTTTCAACAGGAATAAATATCAGGAATCTACATAACGTCATCTTTGCTTCTCCTTCTAAGTCGCGTATTAGAAATCTACAGTCTATTGGTCGCGGACTTCGTAAGGGAAATGATAAGACTGCTTGTCGACTATTCGATATCGGCGATGATCTTACCTGGAAGAGCAGGAAAAATTATACCATTCAGCATATGATCGAGAGAATCAAATTATATAATGAAGAAGGTTTCAGATACAAACTCGTGAGGATCTCTACAGATGGAAACACCAAAGGTACTTAAATTTAGAAATGGTGATCTCGTAATTGCCACTTTACATGAAGACAAAGAAGGATTACTGAAGATAGAAAATCCTATCGCTGTCGTTCCGTATCCAATGATGCAAGGAGAAGTCGTTGGAGAAACATTCCTTCTGAAACCATGGATCGGTATTACAGAAGAAAAGTCTTTCTTGATTCGCAAGTCAGAAATAATGACAGTGTGCACCCTCCGCCAGAATCTCCTCGATCAATATAAACGATATATCTCTCCTGAATATAAATTCGAGGATCCTTCGGGAGAAGAGGATCTCGATCTTGATCTCGAGACCATTCGCGCTGGGTTGCTTCGCGATAAGAACTTACTTAACTAAGCTTCAGATAGTTTTTCATTAATGCGACATAGTCGTTATACCCTATTATGACGAGTTCGTAAAGCCTTTTTTAGAAAAAAACATTTACTATTTGATAAAAACATAGTATACATAATTAAAGTGAATGGAGCAAACAATGAACGAAAAGAAACCGTTTAAGAAAAACAAAAAGAACAACGTGCATTATGTCGACAATGCTCTGTTTCTTCAACGAATTACTGAATATAGAAATGATGTATTGGCAGCAAAGGCAGAAGGCAAGCAGAAACCACGTGTTCCCAATTATATTGGCGAGTGTTTCCTGAAGATTGCGAATCACCTTGCGTATAAAAGCAACTTCATTAACTACACCTATCGAGAGGAAATGATCTCAGACGGTATCGAAAACTGTATCACATATATCGACAACTTTAATCCTGAGAAGTCTTCAAATCCATTCGCGTACTTCACTCAGATTACTTACTATGCTTTCCTTCGTAGAATCCAGAAGGAGAAGCGGCAGCAACAAACTAAGTATCGATACATGCGAAACATCGACATTCATGATCTCATCACACAGGATCACGATACAGGCGAATATGGTAATGAGTTTATAGATTACGTCAAAAAGCAAATGGATATGATTGACGAGTATGATAAACCTGACGAGGCAAAGAAGTCTGTAATTCCGAAACGGCGACCGAAATATTTAGATAAAAAAGTGCTTGACAATTCTCTCGATTTAGAGTAATATGGAATTATTGCTAATTTGAACAAAGGAAATATCATGACTGACAAGATCGATTTGAATGCTGCTAAGACTATCGTCCGTAAGAACCCTGTTGGAAAGTGGGTCTCTGATAACTACTGGATGATCATTTTCACCATCCTTTTCCTTACTGGCGCATATTCGCTGATCAGCAGCGCTGCTGAACATAAGTATCAGGTTCAGGAAATCTCTAAGCAAAATGCTTCTTGTATCTATCTTGAGTCGAGTAAACTCGGCGACGGTCAGCACTATATGATCTGCGAAGGTCAGATCGTTCTCAAGCGTCTGTCTGAAGGCGCAGAAAACCAACCCACCCCTGATGAGCAGTTGCAGGAAGTCGTTCCTACTGAAGCAAGCAACGAAACTGCTAAGGCGACTCCTCCCGCAAAGTAATGGAGAAAAAAATGAGTAAGGAACTAATTGTTCCTGCTATCGTCCAGCAAATGGTCGATGCCATGCAGGACAAGAACACTCCGTCTAATATTCGTCACAACTACATGGTTACTGTTGAAAACATCCGAAATTATTGTGACAAAGCGTTGAATAAGTATCAAAAAGATAACAAGGTTAAAGTATGAAGATTGCGTTGATCACAGACACTCACTTTGGTGCCCGATCTGATTCGATTCCATTTGACAACTTCTTCGCGAAGTTCTATACGGAAACGTTCTTTCCGCATCTGGAAGAACAAGGAATCAAAACTATCATTCACCTCGGCGATGTCTTTGATCGGCGCAAGTTTATCAATTACAACACCTTGAAGAAGTGTCGTGAATACTTTTTCGATCGCACGAGCGAACTTGGTATCGACGTGCATATGATCGCAGGTAATCACGACACATTCTTTAAGAACACTAATGACGTCAACTCATTAGACCTACTACTTCGCGAATACGAAAACATCATTACGTATTCAGATGCAGAGGAAATTGTTGTTGACGGTAAGAACCTACTGCTCGTTCCGTGGATCTGCTCCGGAAATTATGCAGAAACCATGGAGGTAGTTAAGCAAAGCAATGCACAGGCAGTTTTCGGGCACTTTGAGTTCTCTGGTTTCGAGATGTATCGAGGGCATAAGAACGACCACGGTATGGACACTGCGGAGTTTGATAGATTTCCTCTTGTCTGTTCTGGTCATTTCCATCATCGCAGCCGCAGCGGTAATATTCTTTACCTTGGCAATACTTATGAGTTTACTTGGTCTGACTATAATGACCCTCGAGGGTATCATATCTACGATACAGAAACGAACGAGGTAGAGTTTTATGAGAACCCATTTAAGATCTTTCATAAGATTTACTATGATGACACTACTAACGACATTGATCTGCTTGATCTTAGCACACTTGTGGGGAGTTGCGTTCGGTTAGTAGTGGTTAAGAAGACAGACTTCTACAAGTTTGATCGATTCGTTGATAAGTTATATGACTGCAACCTGATAGAACTGAAAATTATTGAAGACTTCTCAGAGTTCGAAGCAGAGGCAATCGAAGAGGATAAACTAGACATCGAAGATACGATGACAGTTCTGTCCGATTTTGTTGATACAGTCAACACTGATCTTGACAAGGACAAGATTAAGAACCTTCTTCGGACTTTGTATATTGAGGCACAGCACGTTTCTGTATGATTTAAAAACGAATATTTTATAAATAAATCATAGAGGAGAAGTTTCTATGATTAGAGGAAAATATAAAAGAACTGAAGAAATTAAAAATAAGCAATCTAAGATTATGCGCGAACGATCTAAGCATGTGGATCAAGATGCGAAAGTTTCCAAGTGGCGCGAATCTATTAAAAAATCAAAGGTCGGGAGAAAACCTAAACGAGAACCTGAGAATAGATCTTGTCCGAATTGCGGAAAACAATTTATGGTTAAAACTGGACGGGATTTTAAAAAAGTATATTGCAAGAAAGAATGTTATTACGAAAGTAAGAGGGGAATAGTTCCTATTGACCCTGAAATAGTAAGATCAATGGATCGGTCTTATATGAGAACAGAAAAATATGCTGCAGCGACTTGTAATCCAGACACTCCAGAGTATAAGCGTTATAAAAATAAGGTTGGCAATCTGACTGAAAAAACATATAAAGAAAATATTGACATAATTAATCCAAACCGTTATACTAGAACTATTGCTGGCGTCGAAAATGGTTGGCAATTGGATCACATAAAACCAGTTAGAGAATGTTTTGATCAGGGATTATCCCCAGAAGAAGCATCTTCTCTAGAAAATTTAAGAATGCTTCCCTGGAAAGAGAATTTAATGAGGAATTATAGGTGATATATTTTAAAGTAATTCGTTGGAAAAATCTACTTTCGACAGGTAACGTATTCACTGAAATTAAACTGAACCGATCACCAAACACACTGATTGTCGGTGAGAACGGCGGCGGTAAGTCAACGATGCTTGATGCATTGTGCTTTGGTCTGTTCGGTAAACCATTTCGTAACATCAACAAACCGCAGTTGCTCAACTCCATCAACAAGAAAAACCTTGTTGTTGAAGTGGAGTTTTCCGCTGGTGGTAAAGATTATAAAATTGTTCGGGGCATTAAACCGAACGTCTTTGAAATTCAGGTTGGCGGTGAAGTAATCAATCAAGATGCTGCTGCTCGTGACTATCAGAAGTATCTCGAGGAGTCTGTCCTCAAGTTAAACTACAAGTCTTTCACTCAGATTGTTATTCTTGGTAGTGCCTCGTTCACACCGTTCATGCAGTTGCCACCAGCAACTCGTCGCGAGATTATTGAAGACATCCTTGACATTCAGATTTTCACTACGATGAACACAGTTCTGCGTGACAAGATGACCGAACTGAAGGATAGTATCCAAGATGCCGATAGCAAACTCGAGGTTCTAAAGCAGAAGGCATCAATTCAAAAAGAATATGTTGACACGCTGGAGGCAAATCGTGAGAAAAGAGTCGATGAAATATTGGGACGTATTGCGGATGGCGAACGGAAAATATCGAGTCTTACGGATCTTGCCAATGATGTGGAGAGGCAGAAACTATCGGTTGAAGAAACCCAAACCAGTCTTGGAGATCTCGCAACCAAACAGAAGAAACTTGAATCTTTCAAAACAAAGTTTTCCACGCAACTCCGCGAGTTGCAGAAAGAGGTTGCTTTCTATGAGGGGACAGACGAGTGTCCGACGTGTCGCCAAGGTATTGCTCACGATCATAAAGAAACAATCGTTTCATCTCGGCAGGAGAAAATCCAAGAACTCTCTTCAGGTATGGAGAAACTCCAGGGAGAATTTACAAAACTTGAAGAACTTATCTCGGAGAACGAGAAACTCTCAGAGCAAATCTCAGAATTGAACAAAGAGATTATTGCACACAACAACGAGATGATTGTTCAGCAGCGATTGATTCAAGCACTTAACCTAGAACTTGCTGACATCACTACCAAGACTGCAGATATTGACGAAGAAAAGAAAAAGTTAAAGACTCTTGCCAAGGAAGTCCTCGCGCAGAATGAGGAGAAGGCGAAACTAAATGAAGAAAAGCATTACATGGAAGTTGTTTCCACTCTCCTCAAGGACACTGGTATTAAGACTAAGATTATTCGCCAATACCTTCCAGTTATCAATAAGTTGGTGAATAAATACCTACAAGCAATGGACTTCTTCGTGCAGTTTAATCTTGACGAAAAGTTTGACGAGACTATTAAGTCCCGCCATCGTGACGATTTTAGTTACGCATCATTCTCGGAAGGCGAAAAGCAGCGTATCGATCTTGCTCTCCTGTTTACCTGGAGAACTATCGCCAAGATGAAGAACTCGG